CCCCCAAGCCCTGAGCTTGGGGGTTGTAGCAGTGGATTAACTAAGGTAGCGGTTGACGACAACCTTGTTACCATCCCTCCGAAGATTGATGATAAACTGGCGGTCTAACCACCAGTCGAGATTGATATTGGTGAAGGTATGGGCTTTCCCATACCCCCCCCTAGTGGTGACCGTGAGGGTAACTTCTTCCTTCGTGAATTTCATCATCTGCCTCCTAATTCTGGTGTGCCCCAATCGCAACGGGGCACACCAGCGAGTGTTGGTTAAATCAGTCCCTTTATTTGTAGTCCCATCTGCACAAAACGCTCCGCATAGTTCAGGGGAGATTCGCCTGCTAATAGCCTGTCGACCAGCGCCTCAACTGCTGCTGCTTTAGGCCTGCCTCCCTGGCTCGCCAATGTTTCCTTAGCAATCCTGATGGCCCTCTCTCGGTCGTCCATGCTCTCTCTCCCTTTCCCTGTTAGTTTCGTCGCAGCACACCAGCGCTTCATCCGCAGCCAGCCTGGGTTATTTTCTCTATCAAACGTCCCAAACTTCCACCCTCTATCATCCCCGTATGCTCGTCCCTCACCACTTCCAGGGCTCTTTGAATCGCTGCCAATTGCCATGGATTAAGCTCTACGCTCTCTTTCCTGTCCCAACTGCGTATCTTCTTCCTGGTGGAGAAACCGCTGTACTCAAAGTTGAATTCTTCCATGCTCTGCCTCCTATGGTTGATTTGGCGATTCCAGACCAGTCTAGTCGAACGGGATACCATCTGTCAAGCCCTTTCCGTTGGGCTTGGCGATGTTGGTCAAATTAGATAGGGGATAGGGGCTCTGCTGTGGGGTTATGGGGCTGGGTTGATTGTGGGTTTATTCGTGCCCCCTCTCCCGTAAAAAAGTGGCCCAGCGGGGCACCCTGGGAGCCCTGGGAGCCCTGGGAGCCCTGGGAGCCCTGGGAGCCCTGGGAGCCCTGGCACCCTGGGAGCCCTGGGGTCGGGGAGCCGGGGAGCCGGGGAGCCGGGGAGCCCTGGGAGCCTGGGGAGCCGGATAAGAGGAACGGGGAGCCGGGGAGGGGAGGGGAGCCCCTCCCATCGGGGGGCCCCTCCCCACCTCCCAGGGGGGAAAAAGTGATGGTGGTAGTTGGTTGGTGATAGTAGGTGATGGCTGTGTGATGGTGGTGGGTGACTGGTGATAGGTGATAGGTGATGTGTGATAGGTGCTGGGTGCTATCTGATGGCTGATGACGATAGGTGTCTGGTGATAGGTGTTGGATGAGTGCTGTTGATGGTGTGTGAGGGGTGATGGCTTGTGAGTATTGTTGGGGGTTGGTACCTACCCATGCCAAACTTTTTCCCACTAAAAGCCTTTTTGGGGTATTACCATTGACAGATAGGGGTAATATAGGGGTAATATCAGGGGTAATACTTTTGAAATGCTCTTTTTCACATGGTTTATATCTATATTACTGGGTAATATGGGGTAATATTACAGTAATATTACCTTACCCCTCATGCCCCTATAAGGGCAGGGGTAAGGTAATATGTAATAGTATCTCCCAGGGGTAGAGGATTGTTAAGGAGAAGGGGATGGAAGAGAAGAAGAAGCCACTGAGTCATTCGGGGCGGAGTAACGCTCAGAGGAAAGAAGATGCTGTGAAGCGGAAGGCTATCTTTCTTGAGGCGTTTGAGGAGTGGGGTACGGTTCGGAGGGGGTGTGAGGCTGCGGGGGTTAGCCGGGAGACGTATACATGGTGGCATAAGACGGATCCTGACTTTGTGAATAGTACGGATTTAATGAAACACTCGTTTGCCGAGTCGTTGGAAGTGATTGCGTTGGACAGGGTGAAGAATCCTGATAAGAACCGGGGGAGTGATGTGTTGTTGTTGGGGTTATTGAATGCGAACATGCCTGCTAAGTATAGGCCGAGTGTAGCGATGGATCAGGATTCGGCGAAGGAGCTGATCACGGAATGGCGGAAGGCGTCGCAGGCGGTGAAGAAGGAGGGGGTATCGGCGGATGAGGTGTTACCGGCTAGTGTTGAGGATACGCTGACGGAGATATTGGAGAGGAAGAAGGCGTGACGACGCTCACGAAAGGGCCTGACTTACGGGACTACCTTTTTCAGAAGGTTGGGTTCACGCCGACGGAAGAGCAGAGGGCTATTCTCGACTCGCCCTATCGGTTCAGTCTCGTTGCGGGGGGTGAGCAGGCAGGGAAGAGTCTCATAGCCTCGAAGTATCTCTTGGCGAGGTTTGCGGAGACGGAGGAGAAGGGGCTCTACTGGCTCGTTGCGGCGGACTATGAGAGGACGAGGGCGGAGTTCGAGTATCTCTTGCAGGACTTCTCTACTCTTGGGATTCTCAAGGAAGCGTCGAAGCGGGTTGATCCCGGTCATCTGACACTTGCGGATGGAACCAGGATTGAGACGAAGAGTGCGAAGGATCCTCGGACACTTGCGATGAGGGCTCCGAATGGGATTCTTGGATGCGAAGCGAGCCAGCTCGATATCGAGACGTTCTTCAGGCTCAGGGGCAGATGTGCTCCGAAGCGCGGATGGATGTTCCTGTCGGGGACGTTTGAGGGATCACTTGGATGGTATCCCCAGATGTTCACCGCATGGGCATCGGGGGCTGACAAGGAAGCCCGTGCATACTCTCTCCCAAGCTATACGAATAAGCATCTCTATCCGGGTGGGATAAATGACCCGGAGATACAGCGATTAAAAGAGGTGTCGAGCGATGACTTCTTTCTTGAGAGGATCGAGGGGAAACCCTCGCCCCCGAAGGGGCTCGTGTTCCAGGAGTTTCGCCCCGACGCCCATATAAGCGAGGTGAAATATGAACCGGGTGAACCAGTCCATATCTGGATGGATCCGGGCTACGCTGGAGCGTATGCCCTGGAGGTCGTCCAGGTCATCGGAGAACAGATCAGAGTCATCGACGAGATCTACGAGCAGCAGCTCGTCACTGACGACATCATCGACATCGCCCAGTCCAAAGAATGGTGGCAGGATGTCAGGTTCGGAGTCATCGATATCGCAGGAACGCAGCACCAGGCAATGGCAGCCCCCACAGAGGTCTGGCTCAACAAGACAGGACTCTACCTATCGTCCCAGAAGATCAAGATCAACGAGGGGACGGAGAGACTCAAGGGGTGGCTCAAGATAGACCCAAAGACACACGCTCCCCGTATTGTGTTCAGCCCCAAGTGTCATGGTATCCTGTCAGAGTTCGGCTCTATGCCGAATCCATTCGACGGGCAAACCAAAGCATACAGGTGGAAAACTGACCGAGAAGGGAATATAGTAGGCGATATACCGGAAGATAAGTATAATCATGGCGTGAAAGCCGTTATATACGGCCTCATAGACCGATTTGGATACGGATATGTCGAGGGAAGGCAGCGTATCCGTGTAAAAAGGTGGACATAGATGGTGCGAAGAAAGCCGGAAGACATTATCGCCCTGGTAGATGCACACTACGATGCGACGGAACCCCTGCGTCAAAGGATGCAGGACGACCATGCTCTCTACAGACTCGAACCCTATGATGCAGGTGAGGGATATCAAAGCTATACCAGCAATGAACCCCAGACCTTTGCGGAAAAAGTTATTGGATGGATAGCTGGGGCAGATATGACTGTCCGAATTCCCCATGATGGGGCAGATTCAGACCTGCGAGAGACTTTGCAAGATGATGCTTCCAGAACTGCGTGACCAGCTTGCCTGGTACTCTGCTATACGTGGATGGTACGCAGGCAGAGCATTACTTGCAAAACGTGAGGACGGAACAACGTATGTGGATATTACGCCGTGGGACCCGCTCCATACCTACTGGGGTTCAGGCCCCGATGGACTCGAATGGGCGTGTTATAAGATGCCGAAGACCAAGGATCAGATATTCTCCCAGTACAATGTGAAGATTGACTGGGAAACATCACACACAATCGACGGGATCGAGGTGTATGACTTCTACGACAAGGAGATGAACACTATCCTGATCCATAACGGGTCAAAGAATAACCCGATTCTGCGGGTAGTGAAGAAACAACAGAAACATGGGGCCGACCAAGTGCCTGTGTTCCTTGGCCCGGTCGGAGCAAACCCCTATATCGTGGCTCTTTCACAGTCTACGATGCAGGATACCATTGCTGATGTGGGTGAATCAGTCTTTAGGTCTACACGGGAACTGTATCCAAAGCACAATTTGATGATGAGCACTCTGCTTGAACTGACCGCACGGTCACGACGGCAGGGACTGATCGTCAGAAGCAGGGACGGAACAAAGTCCCTTGATGAAGACCCATACCTGGAAGGCTCAGAGATCAGTCTTGCACAGAACGAGAATGTCGAGCCTCTAGGACTACTGGAGATGGCGAAGGAGACAGGGGCCTTTATGTCCCTTGTCTCAGGCGAAATGCAAAGAGGGTCATTACCCTACTCAGTCTACGGAGAGCTACCCTTCCAGCTATCCGGCTTCGCCATAAATACGCTTAGACAAGGCGTGGAAACCGTGGTAAACAAGTATCTGCGATCCGTTGAGAAGGCGTACCGCATGATCTTTAACCTGATTGCCGACCAGTACGCCGAGGGATCATTCAAGTCAATGGAACTCTCAGGTATGGATCGGAACAGGATGTTCTTCACGGAAGAGATTACGCCTGAGATGATTAAAGAAACAGGACAGCCAGTGGTCAACCTTGTCGGTCAATTACCACAGGACGACATGACCCGATTCTCAATGGCACAGATTGCACGGGAAGGCCCGACCCCATTGCTCTCAGACAGGGCAATCAGGGACAGGATTCTTACCTTGCAGGATGCGGATCAGATGGAAGATGCTATCAACGAACAGATGGCAGAACGGATGCTTCCCGAAGCAGCCCTCTGGACACTGCTCCGTTCAGCAGAACGGCAGGGAAGAGAAGATCTTGCCCAGTTCTATCTTGGTG